TTGTTGCCAGCGGTTTGAGTAGAGGTAGTTGGATTACCACCCAAAGCAACATCGTCCGCAATTAGCGCAGACGTAATCTGATCATCTGCTATGTTTGCGGTTAAGATTGCATCATCTGCGATGACTCTTGATGTTATTTTAGTGTTTGCCATTACTTAGTCCACTCCTGCTTTCCAGTGGCTAACGATTGCTCTTCCACCTCTCTTTTTAATTGTGCTTTTATGTTTGTTATTACGCCTTCTCCTAAAGCATTTTGTGCCCATGTAAGCAGGTCTGCTGTTTCAATGTCATCAAATGCTTTGTAGCTGTTGTCAGGGTTGTGATAAAGGTGAGCAGTAGTTCTAAAAACAGATTCTTTGCCCCCTTCAGAGCCTTTTATTTCTACTTCTATTGCCTGCACAAATTGAGTTAGCGTATGGTCTTTACCATCAATAGTTTTAGTTTGTTTCTTTACAACATCTTCGCCTGTCATCTCATTTTTAGCTACAACATCTTCTTGCGTTATTACAGGCGCTTCTGACCCAATTTCTTTGAGAAAAACATTTTTTATAGTCCATGTGTAATTCATTGCCATAGTAAAATCCTTAACTTATATCAGGGAAGTTGCCCCATGTAGGACTCCATCCATTACCTATATCATGCAGTTCAACCCTAACGTGGTAAAAAAGACTAGCGTCACTGTTTGTTACTTGTAGAGCTGAACCATTCCAACTTACTGTTGCATTAGGAACAGAGTTTGTTTGTACATCATTAACTATCGTTGCAATACTTCTGTTCCCACTAATTACAAATTTATTATAGGATGCTCCACTAGGCGTTCCATAAATGCCCCATACTTCTACAATGCCTGCTGATTGAGTATTAGATGCTCCGTTTGTGAAAAGTGTATAAGTACCTGTTCCGCTACGCCCACCTGTCCTAACTTCCCATGTTCCACTGGTTGATGGGTTTCGCATCCTACCGCCGATAATAGAAAGTCCAGAAGAATCAATACGCATTCTTTCTGTATCGTTAGTTTTAAACTTCATAACACTTTGATAAGTGCTTATCTGTTCTCTATCGGCATTCCCATTGATACCCATATTGATAGCTACTTCAGAATTTGAAGCACTACCTAAAAGGTCTATAACAGCATCATATCCAGTACCACCACTAGCAGTTGATGTGATAGACAACTTATTATGTGCGTTGCCACTCTCCATGTGTAATAAAGAAGAAGGACTCTCAGTTCCTATGCCTACGTTGCCAGCCTTTAAAACCATTTCAGCTGCAGCACCCGATGAAGTGAACTGCATCGCATTAGTAGTGTGATCCTGTTTTATTTGACCTTGTGCTTCATTCTCTGGATCGCCTAGAAATATTCCTGAATAGCCTGTATTTTTAGCATTAATTGATAAAACTGTTCCATTACTTAAATTATTTTGTACTAATAAAGATGTTCTTGCATTTACAGAAGATAACCCTGTTGCACCTCCACGAACAACATCAAGCACAGCTAAAGGCGAAGTCGTTCCGATACCCAAACTCTCCGCACTTGAATCCCAGAATAAACCTTGGGTTGAGCCTGTGTCATCGTAGAAGGATATGTCTCCTCCAATACCTAATGTAAGACGTTTTGTAGTTGTTGAGCCTGTGTAAAAGTTCATTTCAGCAAAAGCATCTGTTCCAGTTTCTTTAGCTTCAATGTAAGTGTAGTTAGCACCTGCTGAATTAGAAATTCCTAGTCCTAAACGATTAGCTGATTGATTATTACTTGTGTCTGTGTTTAAAAAGTTAACAACATTTAAAGTTCCTGTGCTAGAACTTTCAACAGTCAAACCATCTGTGACTGCTGTACCTGTTACGTCTATGCCTGTTGAGGTTGTGGCTAGTTTTTCAGAGCCATTATAATAAAGTTTTACATCTCCATCTGTGTTAGCAAGAATCATGTTCTCACCATCAGTTTTTTCTAAGACAATAGCTGTTCCGTTAGATTGTATTACTAAAGCACCAGTTCCATTTTCTTGAACATAACTATTAGAACCATCGTGATAAATCTGTAGGTCTGAACCTGCTCCGAATATAGCCTTATCATTGTCACCAAAGTTTATATCAGCACTTGTTGTAAGACCATCAGTTGTTATTACACCTGTTACGTCTACACCTGATGAAGTAATTTCCATTCGTTCAGTGGCATCAACAAGAAACTCAATTTTTGATGAGCCATGTACTTGATTGGGGTCAGTACTAATCTGTAGTTTATTACTGCCACTAGCAATAGTATGTTGTAAGTTAGAAATACTAGAGTCATTAAATGTAATTGTGGGGTTAGTATCACCTAGAGTAATATCACCTGTTACATCTATACCTGATGATTTAGTTGCTAGTTTAGTTGCATTGTCATATTTTAGTCTTGCTTCACCATCTTGAATAAACTGTGCAGATATTTCTGTACCTGTTGCGTTCATTATTCTTACATCATCACTTAGTATTCTTAATGTGCCTGTACCTGAGTCTTGTATGTAGGAATTACTACCATCGTGATAAATCTGTAAATCTGAACCAGCTCCAAAGATAGCTTTTCCGTTATCAGGTAAAGTTATGTCGTGATTAAATATTGCTGTGCCTGCATCAGAAGCATCAAAAACAAGAGCATTTACGTTACTTCCACCATCATTTACTATTAATTTAAGGTCAGCGTTTGCTACTAAACTATATATTTGAGAGTTTTTAAATTGTAGAGTTGTAGTACCTGCATCTTTGAAGTAAATATCACCACCATCAGCATCAAGGATGATGTCTCCGCCCACATCAAGAGTAAAGTCAGAAGCATGAGCAATGTTTCCTGTCATTGTCCCACCAGCCAAAGGAAGTTTTGTTGCTATCGCATTATTGACTGTAGTTGTAAATGTAGGATCATCTCCTAAAGCAGCAGCAATTTCATTTAAGGTATTCATCGTATTTGGAGCTGAATCTATAAGATTGCTTACGGCTGCCTCTACAAACGCAGTAGTCGCTATTCTGGTTGTGTTATTACCAGCCGATTGTGTCGTAGTAGTTGGGTTACCATTTAGATTTACATCGTTAGCTATAGAAGCTGCAACAACAGATCCAGTTGCCGGTACGTTCACTTCTGTTTGAGTAAACGTCATCACTTCAACGATTGCTCCACTTGCAGGAGCAGTGTCAAAGGTTAATGTTGTGCCAGATACGGCATAATCGGTTTTCTGTTGATAGACACCATCAATAAATACTTGAGTGTTGTTCTCATTGATAGGAGCAATGGACAACGTAAAGGCTGCACTACCAGATGCAGTAAATTGATCGTGATTTAAATTAGCTCCGGATACAGCTGCTTTAACTGTATAGACCACAATGGCCCTAGTATTAGCAGGAGCTGTTGAAAAAGTTAAAGTGGTGCCACTTAAACTGTAAGTTGATTGATTTTGAAATACACCTTCTATAAAGACTATAAGATCGTCTTCACTGTTAGGAGATTGAGATAGTGTGAAGTTGGTTTCAGTGCCGTCACCAGTAAATGCATTTTTAGCAAAGCTAGAGGCAAGCGCATCTGCAACAGCATCAGTAATCAAACCAGCTGTTACTCTTAACTCTACTTGGTTACTGAAACTAAAAGATCTAGCAGTAGTATTGTCTTGTGCTCTTACAATGGTCCACGTAGTTCCACTGACGGCTGTAACCTTAACAATCTCATTGTTGGTACCATCATCGAGCGTTACATAAAAATACTCACCAGTGGTTATTGTGGGAAAGTCTGTTGAGCTTGCTACTGTTAAACTTGTAACGGAACTATTTATTCCAGATGCAAGTGTAGTCTCAGCATTATTGGTAAATTTAACGGACACTTAGCGTCCTCCTATTAACTAACGGTTATAGTCCAAGTGATAGTCAAACTGTCACTAGCGCCTTTATTGACCGCTGAGAAAACAGTTCTAGCTAACATAGTTCCTCCAGAACTTGCGCTAAATAATCCTGCTTCAGTTATTGCTACTGACGCATCACCTGCTGCCCATGTTCCGACATAAGCCACTTCGTTATCAGTTACAGTAGTAGAAGTTAAAGCATTTCTGTCAGACTCTGATGCTAATGTTGTATTACCAGCAGCTGCTGCTGTTGTGCCTGTTCCAACAGCCATATAGCCCATAACAGTTGAGTTATTTTTCATACGGTCTGCAACGTAGTTTTTACCAGCAGTAACGACTAAGTTATCTACTTCTTGTACTACTTCATTATTCAGGGCAATTGATAATTTACCCTTCAAATTAAAGTTATCTTTAATCATAAGATTTCCTATTGGTTTAAAATATATGTATTAAGATGCGAACTTCTTGAATTGAGAACGGCTGACACACCTCTCACAAATTCTAAAAGTACCGAATCCGAAACGTTTAACGAGTCTGCTTTTTCCAGAGTATTCGCTAATGATAAGCTTTCGCTTAGGGTGAGTGTTTCTGCTTGTGTTAACTGAACGTTAAGTGCAGTTACTATTGCATCACTCATAGAGATTGACTCTGTTTTAACTAATTCATTAGCTAAAACAATAGCCTCTCCCATTGATATAGAGTCTGCCTTTATGAGACCCTGTTCTAAAGTGAATGAATCACTCAAGCTTGCTGTATCAGATACCGGTTTAGCCATTGCTAATGCCAGCACATCACCCAGCGAGAAAATATTACCTTTGTTTACATCTGCATCTTTAAGTACAAATGTTTCGTCTAAAACAAAAGAATCATTGAAAGATCTATTGAATACCACTGTTCTGTCAAAAGAATCCGACATTGTCAGTGAATCACTAAAACCTTTATTCAATGCCAGAAGAAAGGCATCGTTTATAGATACAGATTCTGTTTTAACAAGATTAGCGGCTATAGCCACTAATTCTTGTACACTAAATGTATCTGTTTTGTTAAGGCCCTGATTTTTAGTTATTGCATCAGTAACATTCAAAGTTTCGTTTTCTACTTTGTTTATTACAAAGTTTATAACTTCAGATAAAACTAATGCATCTGCCTCTGACTTAACGTAGGCCAAGTTTATAACCTCTGCCAGAGTCAGGCTATTCTCAAAGAGCCGATCTAACGTGTCTGGGTCTAATATTAGATCTGCTAGATACAATGCTACAAAACTGCTTTCTTGATACAGGTTTGTGTAATTTACAGTGGTATGTAAATAGGGACTAGCATAAGGCTGACCAGCATCTGCTGTTACCGCGCTTGTCCCAACCGCTAAGGCAGGACTGGCTTGTGGACTATCGCCATCAGACGATATATCGACTGCGACTATTGCCATCAGTCAAAGTCAGCTCTTACCTTAAACTTTAATTTATCGTAAACAGTTTGTTTCGCACCACCACTAAATTCTACTTCTATCTCACCTTCATACATTCCATCTGCTGTAGCTAATGTAGATGAAGACCAGTTCATAGCACATATGCCAGAACTAGGATTAGATATCGTGCAAGTCTCAGTAGCCAACAGACTTGACTCACCTATTTTTCTTATACGGACTCTTACAGCCGCATTGGTTAGATCTATAGGATCAAAAGTATCAGAATCATCTGGATCTAGATTTTGTCCAGAAACAGCTTGATTGCTGTCTTTTAATGTGAACTTAATCTGAGGTCTAGTATCGCCTTGTACTAAGTTGATTGTTGAATAGTATGCCATGTTTACCTCTTATATAAATTCAACCGCCTTGACGGTTAATGAAGCTCCTGCATAGCCGTATTTAGCTCTCCTAGCTGCCGCAGAGATTCCTTTATTGTTTAATGTAAAGTTGTTAGCAGAAGCATTGGGATTAGACCATGTGCGATCTGCCATCTGTTGTAATCTGTATAAAGCACCATGAACAATAGTTTCATAATGTTCTTTCATAATGTTGTCTGGCAAAGATGTTGCTGTATTGGTGGGTTTGAAAGATGTGAACGATCTAAGCGTGTAAGCTTTATCAGGAAATGGTGCAATGATAATTTGGTTTGATGTTATCTGTGAAAATAATTGAGGTGCGCCGGTGTCTGTCGATGTATATCTGTAAACATCTGATGGTGCCTTGGCTACCATTTCAGTGTTATCGTTACCGTGAGCTCCCCATATTTTTACTATGTGATTAACTTGAGCTTGTGTTGTAGGTACATCAATATCGTACTCTCTCAATCCAGTTGTTACGAAAATGCTTTCAGGCTCAGTTGTATATATATTTGTTTTTTCGCAAAACTGTATTGCAGACTCCCTCAGCATTTCTATGATCAAAGGATCCGGTGCGCCTTGAACTTCAGGCAATACGTATTTTATTAAGCTTTCAAATTTCATTTAGACTGTATCTGGTGTATCTGGTATTGGGTTTGTTTGAGCGTCTATGCCTGTTTTAAGCTGTAAAGCTGCTTGGCATGACTGGAAGTATGTTGCTGATTTTTGTGCACTACCGCCGCCTTCTGTGTCTTTAGAGTATGCTCTGTAAAGCATGTAATCTAAGATCGGATTACGATAAGAATCGTTTAAGGATATGACTGTGGTATCTGAAGAAAAATCACCTATTGTGATGTCAGCCGGTTGAGCTGCGTAAACTAATTCAATTTGAACTGAATTAGCCGGTACTGGATAAACATAAAAGTTTGTTGGATCTATAGCGTCATACATCCAATGCCTTACAGCTGTATTACCGGATCCTGTATACCAATTAGGTTCAACCTGATCAATTGCGTATCTATCAACCAAAGAACAAGCGTTGCCGTTAACATTTCTTATGACATTCATAAGCTTAATGTTATTTGTAGGTAAGCTTTGTTTAGCTGAAGCTGCACAAGTATGTGTGTAGTTCACCATGTTCGCGTCAGGACGTTGCATAACAATATGCTTTTGTGCATCGTTGAGATAATCCAACAACTCTTGCTGACTCCATCTAATGTTAGATGTATCTTGCAACAGTTCTTCTGCGCGATTTATTAAATCTATAACCTTGGTTGTTGCCATTTACTTAATAAGTTCTTTTCCTAGTAATTTTTATTTTTCTGCTTGGAGATTTTTTAGTTTTCTTTTTGGCTCCATCTCTCATATAGCCTTTTCCAGCTTTTGGCATAGTTACTCCTTGTTGTCAGGTGCATTACAAGGAATCAATTCCATAACTTTCATCTGTTGAATCAAGATAGGAGTAGCTTCCATTACTGTGCCACCTTTGTTTTTTAAATATTTAATTTCGTTACCACTCCAGTCTGTGTTCAACGATGGAGTTTCAACTTTGAGATCTTCTATAGCTTCTTTTTCAACAGCCTCTATAGCTTCGTCGGCCGTTATATTACGAGCATTTAATTCTTCTTGTATTTCAGCTCTAATTTCATCAATCTTTTTTCTTTTGTTGATGGTTCTTCGTAAGTTATCCTGAGCAAACTTTGCAAGTTCCTCTTTGTTCATTTCTTGTAAGTTCATAGTTTTCCTTTAGAAAATGAAAAGGGACGCTTTTACACGTCCCCCTTCAGTTAGACAGTTGAGTAATAAACCCTGTCTAAGGGTTCTTTACGTAAGTTTTAGCAAGCAAAGAGCGTCTTCTTTAACAACTTTGTAGCCAAAGACGTTTAAGCCTCTAACTCCGTCGCCAAAAGTAGCTTCTCTTCTTACAGTTTCAACTTGTGAAATCTGACTTGCAAAAGCAATACCGTGCTTAGTTCCAGCATATGACATCTTCTGTGAAGAAACAGTTGCTAAGTTGTTTGAGCTGTAAACAGTAAATCTGTCTATAGTTCCAACATTGCCATTTCTTAATGGAGATGTACCGTCACCAGTGATATTCACAGACTTAAGGTCTGATTGTTTCAACATGTTGACGTGCTTTGGAGCTAGTACAATGTAACGACCAGATTCTGGTACGTTTGCTTCGTCTAGCTTCTGACCAGCATCTAAAACATATCCTAAGATATTTGAAGCTGTAGCAACTGTTCCTGTGTCGTCTACTACGTTAGTAGAGATTCCAGAGTAAACAGCACCTAATACAGTTGTATCAACAGAAATTTTCATCTGTTCAGCAGCGTCTTGGGATGCTTGGTTAACCATGTCGATGTCACTTTGTTGTGCCAAAATGTCATCAGCGTTAAAAGCAAAGTATTTTGCTTGATCAATTAACAACTCAGTGTCGGTTGTGGTGACATCTGCGTAAGTGACTGATCCTGTGTAATCATTGATCGCTACCGTTGGTACTGATCTGATGTGGACTTTGTCACCCTGACCGCTGATTTCGCCTTGCCAATCTGTGTTGGAAATTTGAGGTAATACGCTAGCCGCATAAAATTTAGCTTGAAGCTTCTTAGAGAATACTTCAGGTATAAATTTTTGTTGGGCAGCGCTAAAAGTAGGGAATGCCATTATTATTCACCTTTTAGGGTTAAGTTAATCTATAGCAATCCTTCCGCCAGAATACGCTTTGTCGATTTCTTTCTCATACTTCTCAAATTGTTTGGGAGTCATACGAGATATTTCATCAACAGTAAAACTAGCTTTACGATTGCCACTCGACGACTGTCTTGTTTTAGGCAGCTTAGGGTCTGCGACCCTTTTTGCTGCTTCTAACTTGGCAGCCTTTTTAGATGAACTGTCGACAATTGGTGCGTCATAACCGACCGCTTTTTTATATGCATTTAGCAATTCAATAACATCTTCACTAGATCCTTCTTCTGCAATGCGTTGATAAAAATTGCTCTGACGTGACATCCAGCCTTGAAAATCGTCGCTTGTGCGAACTTCATCTAGATCTGGGTGAGCTGCCTTAATCGCAGCTATATGCTCCGTCATAACTCTTTCCTCTTCACGTTGCTCTTGGCTCTGTGCAGTATTGTTGAGTTGGTTTTCTAAAGTATTAATTTTACTTATTAAAGGTTTTGCAATATCCGGATAATCTTCCATCAATGATTTAAGATCACCTTCTACTTCTGTATTTTCAACAGGCGTAGTTTTTGTTTGCAATTGCTCTCTAAAGTTCAATCTCTCTTCCATTTCAGCCATTTTCTTACGAAGATCAGCTGCTTCTTGAGTTGCTTTAGTCATCCTTGCTTGTGCGTTTTTATAGCGTTCTTCAAACACACTATTATCTGGACTTGATTCTTCAGAAGGTTCATCCCTGTCTTCTTCAGTGTCCTGTACCTCTTCCGATGCTTCTACTGTCTCAGTGTCCTCTGGTACGTCAGGGTTGAGTGGCTCTATATCTTGTGCTTCGACTTCTGCGGTTTCTTCTGTGTGTTCAACTTCCTCTGTAGCTTGTTCCTTTTCTACAGTCTCTGTCTCAGGTTCAGAAGGTGTTTCTGTCTCTGCATTAAACTTAGCCATAAGTTCATCGGCTTCTTTTTCGAGTTGCTCTGGGTCAACTTTTGCCATAATAACCTCTCTAGGGTCTAGCTTTCGCTAGGTATCCACGGTTGTTTAACAAATTGAATGGGGTGGTTTTACCGTTTCCCATTCTCCAATACGGCTTTCGCCGTTTCATCGATCGTTTGCATGTATCTCAGCTCTGCTGCTATACCTTGCTCGCGATAGAATTCTTCTTCATTTCTGCTTATCTCTAGCCTATCTCTGCATCTGGTCAATCTCTCCAGAAGGTGGTCCTGTAGGTGCTTCCATTCCTTGGTCTGGGTTAGCATTAGGATCGCCCTGCATTGAGGCTCTGATAGCTTGCTGTAATTCTTCATCTGTTACTATTACTTGTTCAGGATCAATATCCATAGACGCTGCGACATCCTCTAGCAATTTCTTGCGTTTTATCAACGGTGCGTCCATAGGGTTACTTGTTATTTCTAGGAACTGTAACAAGCGTTGTGATTGCATTTCTTTAGCAATTAATGCGCTTGAGCCTCTAGCTACAACTTTTGAATCTCCCTTAACTGCATCATCTTCGTGCCACTCCATATTCCAGTAGTACAACGATTCAATCAAAGGCTTAGTCAAATAATCATCTATATTTTTTATAGTGCTTTTAAGGGCCACATTAGCGGCTCCCATCAACATGCTTATACCTGTAGCTGTCTTATTTAAACCGCGGCTTTGCTCGCCGTGTGTATAGCTTGGTAAGCTTGTTGTTTCATCAGCAAAGGTTCTAAACATTTCTATTATATTTCCTAAACCTTGCGTAACATTGTTCGGTTGGTAAAAGCGCATCATAGGCACAGAAGCGTCGCCTCCTTCACGTATGAAAACTCTCATAGGGTATATGTCTGTTGGATCTTCTCCGGCTGCCAGAAGGTCTGAATTAACCTCTATCATAGGAGCAGAAGATATAGCTATGTTGTCTATATACATTCTGGTTGCGGCATTCATAGTGGCCTGTGAATCTCTCATCATTCTAGCTACACCGACTCCCCAAAATTGATGTGGTGTTTTTTCGTATGGAAATATCTGATAAGGAATCCTTTGAGTCATAATTGGATTCAATTGTGCTTTTAATACCTTACCACTAGAGATCCATACATTGGCTTGATACTGATCTGCTTCATCTTCTATATCAATGCCATAATCTTTTAAATCATGTCCGCTGACTAAACCCCAATATTCTAAAACCTCAAAACGATTTGATTCACCTAATCTATTTACATTAGCAATATCTCGTCTTTCTTTTTCGTGTGATGCTTCTGTGTGATTGCCTTCTGAATACATTCTTAAACATTGATCAATAAGTTCTTGATCAAATCCATCTGACTCACCCAGTCTTTTAAATTGTGATCTATTAAGTATGTGTCTGCGAAATAAGCCATCAGCCTCATTCATTGTAGAAGCATAAGGATCTGGGTATATATCAAAGATAGATACTGCTTCTATATCAGGAGCCGGCTCTTCTTCATACATTAAAGTAAATTGTCCGTCTGTTGGATCTTGAAAAAATCTTTCTGTTTTTTTAATTTTTATTGTCGCACTCTTAATGCAACCTGATCCCATAATGACCATTTCCATCAAGGCTTGTTTTATTTTTATCTCTGCGTCTTCTTCTACTAACTGATCATCAATTAGTGTTTGCATGTCATCTGAAGCTTGTTGAGCTCTTGCTTGCATTTCGTTTTGAAACTCTCCAGCCAACTCATCCATTCTAGCTCCAATTAATTCTCTTGAATCTATAGGAGTTTCTCCAGTGAGTTGTGTGACTTCTTGAATAGCTTGTTGTGATAGGTCTTGTTCTGCTTGCGGTCCGATGTCTGCTATAGGTGTAGGCTCTATATTCCAAAAACGATCACCAGCTTGAAACAATAAATCCACTATACGACTGTATGCGGCAATACATTTAGTTCTTGTTAAGCCAACATAAACTTTTGATCTTTTTCTATCTGATGCGTTAACTTTGCCTAAGACATCTGCATCATATTGACTGTTGAATGCTCTGAGATCTTCAAGCCACCTGTCTTCTATGTCTGTTCTGGCATTTTTATATTCTTCCCATTTTTCTGTCATGCTAGAAGCAAGAGAGTGCATTTCAGACTCTTGTTCGTAATCAACACGTTGTTCTTTTTCTTCAAGCGCATCGTCGGTTAACATCATGTCAGGTTGATCTACGATATCTTCGTCGTATTTATACTCTTCTGCCATTTACTTTTTCTTTGCTGTTTTCTTTGCTTTATTAAATGCTTTTGCTGTCGGTGCTCCTGTAGATCCTACTTTTCTCATGCGCTCTACTTTTTTAGCACCGCGTTTCTTTTGATCAGCGATTCGTTTACGTTTTTCGTGTATATTTGTGTAAAGTCCTTTTTTTGGCATTATTTACTCCAGTAAGTTTTGGCCTTTTTCTTTGCTTTGTTGGTTAAGGCTCCATAATGGAAAAGTTTCACACTGGACTTGGCATGTTTTGCACCTGAGTGCATAGTTCCATCTGACATCTTGTGTGAACCGCCTTTGTGTAAAGTTCCATCTTTTTTGTAATGATTGGCTTTTTTCATGTCTTTACCATTTCTTTAAATTTGCCCAATAAGCTGCTGATAGCTTGCCTTTTGCTATATTTTTAGCATGTCTTGCCTTGAATGATTTGCGTCTGTTTTTATCAGCTTCTGATTCGTTTTTTTTAGGTGGAGATCCTTTAACGCCTTGTTGTCCAAAGCGTATTGTTTTGATTGTGTCTCCATCTTTAGCAACAACTACATGAGATTTGGTAGGATGGTTTGGTGTCCGTTTTGGTTTGTTAAATCCATCAACACCAACTCTATCTAATCTGGGATCTCTTTTTTTTGCCATTAATATCCAATTGTTTTGTCTAAAGGTTCAAACTTTTCTCTTAGCACCACAGGTCTTTTCTTTGGTAAGGTTCTTAATCCAAATAAAGCTAAACAGTAAGCCATAACTCTATCGTCATAACATCCTGATGCTGCGTTGGTGGATCCGTTATCATCAATTTGATAGGTTCTTAATTCTTTTATTAAATCAAGATCAACGATGCCGGATTCTTCTAATCTCAACATAGAAGCTAAATTGTCTACGATTAAAGGTTTAGACTTAGCTGTGGTAGTAAAACCAATCTTAGGTGATTTACGGCCTTCGTAGCGCCTATCCCAAGATTCTTCTTGGTATACGTTTTTATAATCTAATTGCTTTAAACGATCACATACTGATATGCCGTGATTGTTTCTTTCTACGATGACGTATGCATAGTTCCAATGTCTGGCCAAGTCTTGGATTTTATCGCCAAACTCAAACGGATCTATATAACCGTGCCATACCGCCACTTGTTCACCATCTTCATTCACAACCTGTGCACATGAATAGTCACCGCCTCTGCCTTCTGCAACGTCTACACCTATGCAGTAATCAACACCTCTGTCTACAACACCCCATTGTTTATATGAGCCTTTCTTGTCAGATCTGGGTATAAACTGACCTAAAGGATCAAAGTCTCCAATCATATCTGGTTGAAATACTTCTTCTTCAGCTGCGGTTATGTACCGTTCCTCTACAAAAGGTCGTCCAGAGTAAATAAATGCTTCGTTTACATTTATTGGATACTCTTGTTTAAACTTGTCATCACCTAGCTCTAAGATCTTATTACGTCTCCAAGCCAACTGATCATTGTTTACTTTATATTGTTCTACTAAGAATTGTTCTTCATCTGATAAAACAAAGTTTTTTCCAGATGGCTGTTGGTATTCTTCCATCACAGACCAAGGTACAAATACAACCTGCCACTCACTTTCATCTAACTCTGCTTGTTTAACTTGATCGTGAAACCAATTTAGTCCATTAGCAGTAGATTCAAACACAACCCAACTGTTTCTACCAACTGCCTGCAACAGTCCAGCAGTAATGTCTTCAGCAAAGTCCCAATAAGCAGGCTCTGATGCATGAAGATTCTGTAATGTCATTCCACGTCCAGTTGTTTTAGATCTGGCCGTACCGACTCTAAATGAGCTGTTAATTTCATCAAAATGCAATCCACTAGCGCTTTGCATGCCGATACTAGGTTTTACCGTTTCATGCGGTAAATTATCCAGAAAGGTTTTAGTCATCTTAAAGATTGAAGATGTGCTTTCTGCTAAGTGAGAACATATGAACGTATTCATGTTCTGATTCATTGTGGTCCTATGGAACATCATTCCCTCTATAAGAGTAGATATGCCCATTTGTCTGGCTTTGACAATGATCGCTCTTACTTTGCCAGTTCTTTCATACTGTTCTGTCAGAGCGTCATAAACTATTTCTTGAGCTTCGTTTAAAACAAACGGTGTTTTCTTGCCGTCTTTAGTAACTATGTTTAAGCAATGCTTTGCATAGTATTTAAAATCGTCTCTTAAAGCTGATAACTTAATGTTCGACATGTTCGTTATCCGGTATTGGTAATGATTCCAACCAATCTTTATGACTCATATCAACTGATACTTTATCCGGTGCAAAGATACCTAATACTTTGCCTAAGTGAGCCAATGCTTGTACTCTTGCGCCGTGTGAAGATCTCTCTCCTTGCTCCATTGCTTCAGTCATTAAAGACTTGATAACAAAGTCAGCATCCAATTCGGTCCTTTGTTTCTTATGTGTCATTGCATTTTGTATAGCTTTTGCAATGTCAGGTTTTGTGAGGTTTTCTGCTCCTATTGCTCTTGCTGTTTTTTCAGAATAACCAGATCGAATAGCTGCCTGTGTGGCATTAAAATCGACGAGGTATTCATCCACAAAGCGTTGTTGCTTGTCGGTGAGTTCCGCCATATTAACTCCATTGTTGTAATAATCCTTTTAACTGTTTATGTTCATTAATAGATTCAACCCAAAACATTAGATCTACTTCTGTCATGTCATGTTTGATCAGGTTCGCTCTGTGACAAACTAATTGTATGTTGTCTCTTTCGTAACCTATGCTTGGATCTATTCTGTCGACGGTGGCATTCATCCATTTTTTGCCTTTGCCGTCTTTTAAGTGTGTTAATTTAATTCCGCTTAAAGCGCAGATACCATCTTGTTTATACCATTGGTCCACAAGATCTTGCTCTGATATTTCAAAGTCGTAGTGTTTATTAGTCAGGCCCTTGGTCCTGTTATGCTTTAAATTTTTATAGGTTTGCTTTAAATAGCGTTCTGGTGTGCTAGAGATCCTTATGTTGTCTCTAACATGTCGGCAAGATTTACATTCGTTGTAATAATATTCTTTGCTTGATTTTTTGTTTTGTTTTATTTTATAAAAACTATTATCTTGCAAGACCTCTTCACAGATCCTGCATTGTTTCATTTGGTTTAGACGATGAGTTGCTTTATCTCTAATTCAAATTCATCTATGTTTGCCAACTCTTCGTAAAGTTTATTCAGTGCTTTACGTGATGATGCAACGGCAACCTTATCGGCCATTAATTCAGTTCCTACAGCTATGCAACCTTGCAGCTCATGTGGAAAGTTGGCTGCATGAATCAATATGTGTGTTCTATTCGGTACATCGGTTACTTCAAATGTATTACCAAATCTAGGACTATTTACTCTTTTACAAATATATGTGTTTTGCGGTATGCAACTTATATTTGGTGCGTTGTCTAACCAAGGTCGTTCGACTGTGTGAAAAAAACCACCTTGAAACCAATCATAGCGTCCAGTTGGATACCATAGTCTTCCTAACGTTCCTCTTGGATCGTAAGAGTGTCTTGTAAGTTCTAATTTTTCTAAGCTCATATTTATAGTTTTTTTATATATAAAATTGTTAATGCAAGCAGAGATAGTGTTATTAACACTATTCCATATTCATTCATGTCTCCGAACAATACTGGTTCATTCATTTATCCAGTAATAATGAATCTACTTTTGCGTCTAATCTGTTGATTGAATCTATTATTGAAGTTTGTTGCTGTAATATTCTGTCAACGTCTTCAGCTAAATCTTTTTTTGTAACGTACATCTTTGCGGTTTCAATACGAAAATCAGACAAGGTTATCCTTAACTCAGCGTTTTCTTTTTCGTTTTTGCGGATACCATATAAAAGCGGTGCTGCGACCAAAGTTATAAATGCATTCCAAACTATGAGTGGGTTTATTTCCATATATAAAAAAACCCCAAAGGAAAAACTCTGGGGTTTATTTGATAAGTTCTAGGATACGTTTACTATGAGTATAGGTGACAAATGATAAAAAATTATATTGTTTGTAGAATTAAAATTCTTGAAAAGATACAATTATCGTATCCTAGGAATTAAATGTTAGTCTTTTTCACTAACCTTGTCTACTAAATAATCGTTTTTTTTAAAAAGAATATTTAACTTATTACTAAGCAATTCTAACGACACTAAAGGCATTTTACGTCTTCCAGAAGACCAACTTTTTGCGGTGTCCTCAGTAACATAAACTTCTTTGCCTGCTTGTTTTAATGTTAGGCCTTTTTCTTTTACTATCTGCCTAAACTTTTCGTTTGTCTCCACCAACCACATTATAGACCTTCCTTCAAAGTTTCATAGATTGTTCTTCTACAAGCATCGCTGCAATATACTTTAGTTTTCTTGTGTGCTGTTATGCCAAAAGATAAACCACAATTCTTACAATCTTTTGATCCTATTATTTCGTTCATTCTCTTCCTTAAGTTCTGATGCGTTAGGATATTCGTTTCTTAGAATATCCATATACAATTCTTGTTTAATATTTTCTGACTCTACTGGTGTTAGGTTGTCCAGTAAGATCAAATCTTTTTTCTTAGGCTTTCCGGTCTTATGATTCCAAGCTGCATGCTGATAATCTTCGGACCAATTCCACCTGACTGTTTTGCCTGATTCATCGTCGGCAAAATAAAACTCATTTTTTAATGGTATATCTTTCATATTCTTCTTTAGTTATTAATTTTCTTCCTTTCAATCCTTGCAGGAATCTAATCCTTTCAGGTCTAACATATTCAGTTTGATTCTTTGCCATTGTTAATAACTTCTGCGAGTTTGTATTTGCCGCGCCAGTTCTTTCTATAGATCTCAACAGATCCGTCGTTCAGCCATTGCTCAACCTTGCCACCGTTAGCATGTATTAGCTTCGGTGTTTTAAGCCAAGCTTGATGATTCAGTTGCTCTTGGATCTTACGTATTGCTTCAGTGTACTCAGTCATTGTGCACCTCTACTTCTTTATTTTCGTAAGCTTCTCTGTAGTCTTCAAAAGACTTCTCTAGATCTAGAGATTCAGAGTTTTCCGGCTTTCTTATTTTATCCATAATTTCTCCTATGTATATATTTAATTAGTTTCTGGAACGATTAATTGCAAATTTTTTTAACAATAAGAAGGAAAACTTTTACAGTATTCTCTATTCAAGTCGTCATTCTTGAAAACTAACGCAGTTCCTTTTTTAACTGTAAAATCATCTGTAGGTTCTAAGTCTTCCATAGGAACATCTGTTAGTTCCCATTTAAATATACCTACGTTCAATTTAACAGTCGCCCATGTTCTTTTTGCATCAACAACTAGTGCAGGAATTTTTTTGTATTTATTCTGCCAGTCTATGTAATAAACCGTTTGGTCTTTTTCAAAATTATATGTCATTTTTCTCTCCGTTGTGGAAGTGGCTTATGCCACCTCCCCATCTAATTTATTTCTTTGTACTCTGAATAACTCACATTCTTCAAAAGAGAATTCAAAATCTCTTTTGTATACGTTTTTATAAGGCATTGAATAAGTTTCTTCTATGTCCCATCCATCTGAAACATGTTCAAACCATAACTCTAAAGTTCCACCTTCAAAGCCAGATCTACCGTAACTTCTTAAATGTTTGCCGTGAGCTTCAGCTACTGCAATAATTTTTTGAATTGCTTTAATTTCTGAATCATAAATATTGTAATTTTTTGTCATTTTTCTCTCCTTTATTAATTTGACTACTTAATCTTATACTAAGTAGTGTACTTTGTACACTATTATTTTGAAATAAAGTGAGCCTTTTTTGAACGTGCTCAGGTTCATTAGATCGCTATCGTATGAAAGTTTAAGAGCAAGCACGATAGCTATTAGTAATTGAGGAGGAAGCCTGCTCTAAGGGGGTAACTATTTAATTCTTTTAACTTCACTGATTTCGTCCCTTTTATAAACTGTAAAATCAACCAGCAAATTATTGTTATGTATTTCCTTTTCTTTTTGTTCTAACTTTTTTAATAAGATAATTCTTTCCAATAACAAAGTTTTATCATCCTCTGTAAGATTTCTATGCTTTATTGGGTAATCGCCCCAATTTCTCATATTAACTTCTTTCTTTTGTTGGTCCTCTAATGTATTCCATTCTCGGATCTCAAAATCAAACCGGCCACAACCTCTACAGCGTTTATCTCCAAACTGTGATGATGAGCAAATCCCCATACAAGGTGTGTCACTCAAACTAGTTGTATTTCCAAAAATGTTCATATCATTTATGGTTACTCCTGCTTTACAAGAATATTATATTTTATCAATACTAAAAGCAACTATGTGTTGCTAAATGTAATTAAAACAATGTACTTATCTTTTTTGTAGAAAGTTTATCTCCTTCTGGTAATTCTGGTACTGGCAGCCAATGAGTAATAATTCTTTCTGAATTTTCTAGATCCACATCGAATCCTGCACCGACTATGTATTCACAGAAATCTACAAAATGTTGCTCAAGGTGTCTGGCCCTTCCAGTGACAGCACCTAAGCAAACATAGATGCCCTCTTCGGTTGGCTGTTCTCTGTCGTAGTCTCTCCAATAAGGTGGTATGGAATGTATATAAACAACTTTAGCGTTTTTGAGATCGCAATCTGATGTATCTTTTGCTACTTTATTTTTCATGTTTCGTTTAACTTTTTAAATAAACTCACCGGAATATGTATGACCGGCTCTTGGTCCTGACTGTCCCTTTTTTGATTTCTACCTCCCCAAGTAATTTCAAAATCTATACTGGCTCTTGGGTCGTAAGTAAAATGCCAGATGCTTCCATCAGTGAATCCTACGGCTAAAACAAACTCTATGTTCATTTCGTCTTTGTACCGCTTTCCGTGCAACCATTTATTCAAAGAAAAATAAAGTGTTGGAAAAGTTTCTGGTGTATGTTTTCTGTTTTTAATTTCTAAAACAGCTACCACTTTTTTCTTTCTACATAGTGCGAAATCTACATAATAAGATATCGGCAACTTATGGTAGTTAACTATATTCCAGCTTTTTAAACAACGCTCTGCAATAGTCAACTCTTCACTGATGTCTTGCTTTGTTTCGTATAGTTGTCTAGGCATTTGCAGTTTTGGGTATTAAATCCGCATCTTGTAATGGACCGTGTAAATGTAAGAGCATCTGATCGTGGTAATTGGCCAGCTCTTTAAAGATCCTTCGTTTATATCTGCTTAAGCTTGCTTCACTTTTATTAACTATTTCTTTTGCGTTTTTTCTAGAAATTAACCTTGGCAGACCTGAGTATTCTCTGACAAAGAACCAACAGGCTGTTGGGTGTAGTTTTAAATCTTCAGACAAGACATAGGATAAATTTAAACAGGCTAGTTCTTTACGTTCAGTTCTTTTAGTACCACAAAATTCACCTTCTTCTCTTTCTATATTGGGTAGCGTATAAACTGCGTCCATATAATTGACCAGTTGCGTATTAAGATTTTTTTTACAGATTTTTATTGTAAAAGAAGCTTGTGCTATCAATTCTTCTGGTGATAGCCAACTAGGGTCTTTAGCATTTTTAATAGCGTCAGAAAATGCTGAAGAACTTTTGCAATTTGATTTTAGTTCCGCTGCATAGGAATTTGAAACGGCATGTATAACGTCTTTATAAATTGGCATAAATTAAGATTCATTGGTCAACCTCCTTGCTAATTTCCTCTATACTTATCCTTACACCGATTTGTTCACCTACTATCGGTTTTGCCATCCTAAAACTATATACATCCTTAATAAGTTTTGTGTCTAATAAACTATCTATTACAGCTGCTAATAAATCGTTGTAATAATTAATTGGGTGAGATTCTTCCGATTCTATTGGTGTGACGGTAATTAATACCGGTTCTTCGAAAGATTCCATATTGTTAACTAAATCATCTAGACCCCAACCTTCTAGAGTAAAACCAATCTTTTTACCTACCACTCTTCTAGATTTCATCCTTTAATTTGTTTTGATAAAACTGTGCTTTTTCAATATCTTGTTTGTAATTACCTTTAGATCTCCTCCAGATATACTTAAGAGCATTACCTCGTAAATAACCTATGTACTCTTCTTTGGTTAACATTGATTTAATTGCGTCTATGCATTCAACACCACCTTGGTTAGCGTAATGTTCAGGATGATTCACCATGTCCCAACCAGATTGTCCATTTAATTGGTTCTTTAATTGGCGGTCTTGCTCCGTCTTCCCAGAGTCCAGTAAAGACTGCTTGTGCAATTCTTGCTTTTTCATTTTGCTTTGTGTCTTTGCACCATTTTACAAACTGTACTAATCGTTTGGTTGGCCATATAAAATACATTCTTAAACATGTGTTTTCTTGTATCTTCCTATTTGTAAAATCAACACGAGTTTCGTCTTTTGAAGCTCCCTTTGTACTGTATAAATCGTTTCTTTCATCCCAATTGCTCACCTAAGTCTCATTTCTTCTCTTTCGTAAGCACGTTGAGATATTTCTTCTTCATGTTTCATCTTAAATTCTTCTAGCTCTAACTTAGACGCTTCAACTTTAAATGCAGCTAAATCTACATTCATTTCATTTGTAGTAATTTCTTCATCTGCATCACATCTAGTCTCTAGTTCTGCTTGTGTAATTTTGTCGTTAGATTCGTATTTAACTTTCATCTTGAACTGTGCTTTTCGCATTTTGTGTAATCTTTTTATTTCAGCTAAATTGATGTTGGCTTCTTTTTTGTTTTCTCTAAGCTTTTTGTGTAAATCCCACTTACCCTCTTTTTGTTCTTCGCTTGGATTGATCATTAAAAATTATATTTCTTACCTAATTTGGCAAACTTGCTTTTTATGTTTGGATCTTTGACTAATACCTTTTCTTTTCTTTCTTCTATCTGCCAATGTGTAGAAACTCTTTTTTGGTTCTGCTCATCTAACACATCTTTATCTTTGGCCCACTGTGGTCTGTTATCAGGTTTATTAGTTTTAGTCAGGGTGTGTTTAGAACGTATCTGTTCTTCTGTGAGATCTTCATAATCCTCAAACTCTCTTTGGTGTAAAAATGTTTTAGCATGTTTTATGTATTGCTGTTCTGTGTTTTCTAGGTCAACATCTAGTGCAAATCTTTGCGTAGTTTCTAGTATGAACTCGGCACTATATTCTTTCCTTGCCTGTATATATTTCTTATATGCTTCATGTTTATCTTTCTTCTTTGGATACACTGACCAAAACTCACTAAAGTCCTCACTATATTTATTAGTTTTCTTTCTTTCTTTTATGGTTGTCGTTTTGACAACTTTTTGTTGTCGTTTTGACAACTCAGTTGTCGTTTTGACAACCGTTTTGTTCCATCTAAAATAATCTTTCTGTATACCTAATTCTCCTTCTGGGTAACTAGGGTCCTTTTTGTGATAATCAATAATGCAATCCATATTTTTTAATTGCTTTAATGTTTTACTCACAGCAGATTTCTCAAGATCAGTCATCTTGCAAATATATTCGTTTCTAAGATAAGTGTGTGTTTTGTGATAACCATATGTTTTTCTCATAATGGCTAACATGATTTTTAACTGCCTGCTAGTAAATGGAAACTGTATAATTTTGTCTATAAGCTCGTTAGCAAAACTGGTGTATCCATTTTCTAATTGTGGCGATGCAGTCTGTGCTGTAGCAACAATTTTCATCAAATTTTGTTTACCCATAGTATCTCCTCAAAGCAATACTACAGCTTCTCTGGAATATTTGTCAACAGTTACAACGTAACCTACTTAGCTGGAACATTAAAATTTGTATAATCGTTCTATAAGTGATACTGTCTTTATTGTTATATTTATTAAGTCTCCAAAGTTAGTAAATAGATAGTTACGAGGAAAACTATGAACGAAAAAAAGAATCATAATTATAATTATGAATTTGCAGATAGACTGCACCAAGCACTAGATCATAAAGGGTATGATCGTTTTAAAAGAACTAGATTAATTGCAGATAAATTGCATCTAACTACATCGCCAGTATCAAAATGGCTTAATGGCCACACTAAACCTTTGCCAAACAGATTAGAACAATTATGTGATGCATTTCAAATTAACAGTGCTTTTTTGATAACCGGAACAGGACCCATAGATTTAATAGAGGATGAATTAAGTATAAATTCAGATTTATTAGAAGAATGTATTGATGAAGTTTATAAGCAATTAGAAGGAAAATCTAAAGAGAAAATTGCTCAAGTAATAGCAGAGCTTTACACAGTATCGGCAGAACAAGGCACTTTAGATCGTAAGGCTTTCAACAGACTAATTAAATTAGTTAGCTAACAAATGAGAATAAAGGATTTTAGATCTTTAGCAGAAGCTGAAGTAATGACTTATAAGCATTATCTAAATGCGCCACATCAAGACAAAGAATGGTTTAATTATTTTTTAAACGATTTCAAAGGGTATAGGTTTTTCACAGTATTTTTAATGGCTGAAGCTAAAGGTGTTGCTGTTAAAATAAACGATATCTTTTCTGTTTTTGACATTAAAAAAGATGTTGGTGAAGAATTAATTAAAAAAAAAATACAAGATGGTGTTCGAAAAGAAATAATACATCGACACACATGTGATGAAGATAAAAGGACAAAACAATATCATTTAAATGATGATTTGATTATTGAGATAGGCGAATATTTATCTTACGCACAAGAACTAAGGACGCTTAATATTCTTGATGCCTTTGAAGATATTTATTCAACGAATATAATTAAATCTTTTCATACCCTTTTCGCTCCAAGATTTGGAGAACAAATATCAAGAAATATAATTCGCACACTTACCTCTGCATCTCCTAAAGACAACGTCTTTGAAAAAAAAACTATACCTTTAAAGTCAAAATAAAAATTTACAAGTAAAAATTTACAAGTAAAAATTTACAAGTAAAAATTTACTTCAAATTGTACTAGACATACTGTCTGTATTATTTTATTTTTTTATCTATGAGTTACGATCTTAAAAGAAGAAAAAATAACAAGGAAGAGATTTTTGAAATAAGAAAAATGGCTATACAGTTGATACAAGAAAGAAATGACTGTAATAACACGTTTAATCATTCCAAATAAATAAATTTCCACAAAGCATTGATTTGTGTAGTTTCATGTTATAAGATGTTGTTAAATATATCAAAACGTATATTAAATGATGTTAAACAACACTATATATAACAACAAAATTAACGAAGCCGTTGATAGCGGAATAACAGATTTTGTTAGTTTAGACCTAGAAGTAAAACAAAGATTAATTAAAGCAGCATTTTTAAATCAAGATTCTTTACAAAGAAAAGATTTAATTAAAGAGGCGCTTCAACAAGACTCTGTAGTTTTATTGATAGAGTCGCTAATTAGGACCAATGGTAACGATAGTATTGATACTTCTGCCCTACTTATAGAAGAGTGTTTACATTTTATTAAAATGCAATTAGCTGAACAAGCTGATGCTGATATACATAAAAGATGTAAGGAAAATAACTAGGAAAATGAGGAGTGCAATATGGCTAATCAACGTCACGCAGTTACAGAAACTAAAACAACTAAAGTTCCTGTTCAAAAAGCTAACGGTTCTGCTAAGAAAGTAATCAAAGCAGAAACACAAAATACCATCCCTGAAGATAAACAAACTCACGTATCAATATCAGGAAAAAGTTATGAGTTAGTCTCTAGCAGAAAAGTACGTGCTAGGACTGATAACCCTGATTGGCGATACATAACTGAAAGAATAGACAGAAACGATCCATCAATGGTTGAGTTTGTTTGCTATATAGTAAAAGGAAAGTTCAAGTGGGATGAATATGGTCAAATAGTTGGTGATGTGATTGCAACTGGATACGCAGAAGAAAATCGTGACTCTAGCAGAATCAATAAAACATCAGCAGTTGAAAACGCAGAAACCTCGTCAATAGGAAGAGCATTAGAATCAGCAGGTTATGGCACTGGCCCATCAGCTGACGAAATAAAAGTTGCTATAGATGATCCTATCCAACAACTTAGAGAAGTAATAAAACAATATCTCAAAGAAAATAAAGATGCATTAATGGGGCATTTAGATATTGGCGGTGAAGGCGGTAGATTTCAAGACTTTAATCATTATTTAGAGTATTGCGAATTAGGTGATGGCAAAGCATACAGGTCATTAACAGAAGTAAATCAAGTAGGTCCATTAACTAACTTGTTAGGAAAACTTTTTATGGCTGTACAGTCAAGAACAGAATTTTTAACACAAGTTAAAACTACAAAAAAATGACTGATTTAAAAGAGATACAGGCTTTAGAGCCTAAAGAGGTCATGATACCTCAAGGCACAGAAGCTTGGTTGCATTACAGACAACACGGTAGAAACAATAAACCATATATAACAGGTACAGGTATGCCAGCAATCGTGCCACACCCTGATATTGAAGGTAAATATTGTCAGACTCTTTTTGAAACAAATTGCCCACAGGCATTAGCGGATTTACTTAATGGAAAAACAAAAATTAATGTACCTGCCCATATCCTTGGACACGGTAATGATTACGAAGACGAAGCAAGACATGCTCTTGAGCAAATTACAAATAAAAAATATACACCAAGAGTTTATGAAAAATGGAATTGGCTTGCATCACTTGACGGTGAAACTGATTGTGGTGAAACCTTATGCGAAATTAAATGCCCTTGGTCGCAAAAAGGTGGACATTTATGGAAAGATGTCTCTAAAGGAATTGTCCCAGAAGCCTACAGATGTCAAATGGCATTACAGTTCTTGGTCGCTCCGAATGCAAAACAAATTGACTTCTATGTTTACGCAAGTGAAACACAAGAAGGATTGTACATAGAATTATTTAAAGAACATTTTGAAGATTTGTTTGAGCCAATGGTTCAAGCTACAGAGGAATTTGTTTATAAATTTGATTCTGGATATTACGATCATCCGGAAATAAAAAATGAACATACTCTTGCTTTTATGCAAGAGCACAGAGAACTTATTGCTAAACAAGCAGAAGTAAAATCATTAAAAGAAAAATTTGATGATAAAAGAGAAGTGATGTGGAAACGTCATGGTAACTTTAGTTGTGATGGATTTACTTTTACAGGTAAACAAATTGCAGCGTCGGTAGGATGGAAATCAATAGTAGATTCTATTATTGAAAAACATCCTGAACTAGAACTTGAGATTGAGGACATTGTATCTGCACACAGAGATTCAAAGGAACTCGGTTTTGGATATAAATTTAAGGAAATATAAATATGGAAAATGAAAAAGAGTTTGCGCAAGGTATATATGTGAACAAACCTAAACAGGACTTTATAGCAGCAGATTTTGGTATCAAGATAGCTGACTTTGGACCTTGGTTTATGGAGAAAGCAAAAGCTGCTAAAACAGCAGGTGATGACTTTATAAACATACAGTTCAAAGAAGGTAAATCAGGGAACATGTACGCAGAAGTTAATAACTGGAAACCTAGTAATGATGGTGGTAATGAAGTTTTCAGTTCAGGCGGTAACGATGAAGACGTACCGTTTTAAAAAAACAAAAAAGGGCGCTTGTTCGGAAAATAAAACCACCTCTCCGGTTTTAATAGACCGATCAAGTTCTCTACTAATAGGAGATATTTGTGAGCCATCTAGTTTTAACAAGAAAAACTGGCAGCAAGGTATATTGTGGCTACCAGTTAGAAAAGGAAGATCTTGAGCAAACCAGTGACTTTATTATAGGAATAGAAGAAGTAACTGGCGGACTAAAAGAAAGGAAGGTTGAGTTTTCAGTAGAAAATTCAAAAGACAGGACAACTAATAGTTTTATATTATCTGCCGACAAACAAGAAAAGCAGATAGGTGAATCGGCTGAAGTAACTTTAGTATTGATAGACGTGGTATCTAGCACTAAAGAAAATGAAGGAAGGCCAATACCAAAAGCTAGGATAGGAATAGAAGCACCTAAAAATATGAAGGTGTACCGTGACGATATTAATAAATAAAAGGAAACACAATGACAGAAGAACAAAAACAAGGTGAGCCTGTAAATCTTAATGATATTGCAATAGCAGTTGCAGCAATAGATAAAGCATCTAAAGCAGGTGCCTTTGACGGACAAGATTTAGAAGTTGTCGGTGGAACAAGAAACAGACTAAATGCACTTGTGCAAGCTTCACAACCTAAAGAGCAAGAACCTCCAGTAGTAGACGCAGAGGTAGTAGAAGAAACTGCGGCGGAGTAATGTCTGAAGAGTTAGTTGTGTTACCGGTTTTGATACCGGACATTGAAAAAATAACACAAGACTTTCCGGCATTTGCAGGTGAGCCTACTGAAAATTATTTTTTTAGGCTTTTATCTGAACGTATAAATTTAGAGCAACCAATTATTATGGAAATTATGGCTTGTCTAAAAGCAGCACAGTATCAAGAATTAAATAACATTATGTTAGACGCAATAATTAAAGGAGAAAACATACATTGAAACCAGTATTAAACGCAGACGAAACAGCAGAATATCTAAGAGTTACGATCATTACAGTTCGCAAATTGGCTAAAAAAGGTGAAATACCATGTCAGAAAGTGGGACGTGACTATAGATTTTTATCCTCATCTTTGGATGCATGGTTGACAGGAAGTATAAAATTGAAGGAAAAAAAGGAAGATATATGGGACTACACAAACGCAAAGGATCCGACAATTGGCATATTAGAATCAGTCACAACGGACGAGAAATACGAAAAACTACTGGAACAGTAGATAAGAAAAAGGCCCAAAGAGTCCATGATGAACTTAAAGCAAAGTTGTGGAATCTCAAATACACAGATGAAAGTCCTGAGTATAAATGGGAAGACGCAGTAGTAAGGTATTTAGAGAACAAAGAGGAACAGGTAACTGACCATGAGCTTAAATACAATATTGAATTTGCTGCTCCATTCTTTCGTGGTCGTAACATTGGAGATATTGATAGTGATCTTGTACACAAGGTCATACAAGAACGTAGAAAAAGAGTTAAGGGTGCTACTGCAAATAAGGCCGCAACTCACTTACGCAGAATATTTACAGCTGCAAAAAGATGGGGATGGATCGATGGAGTCCCTAATTTCCCTCGCTATGAAGAAGAGCCAAGAGAGCTTGCCCTTACCAAGAAAGAAGCAATAATATTTATAAATGCTTTACCTGATTATCTTAAAAATATGACTTCGTTTTGTTTATCCACGGGCTTACGAAGACATAACATAACTCATTTAAAGTGGACATCATATAAAGAAGACCAAAGAGAGCTGCATATAGAGTCTAGAGAAACAAAAAACAAAATTGCTTTAGTAATACCTTTGGTTGGCTCGGCAATAAAAATTTTACACAAACAAAAAGGAAAAGACCCTGTTTGGGTTTTTCCTAGCCCTAAAAAAAATGGCTATCCATTAACAACATTGGTTAATGATTCTTGGAAAAAAGCAAGAAACGAAGTTGCAGTAATTACTAAAAATAAAAAATTACATAAACTTAAATTCCATGACATGAGACACACTTGGGCAACTTGGCATGTCCAAGCCGGAACAGATCCTATTAGCTTAATGAGAATGGGTGGCTGGACAGGAACTAAAAGTATGAATAAGTATGTAAATTTACAGTCTGATCACTTGCATAAAATGGCCAGAAATATAGAAAAACCGCACAAAAACCGCACAGTTCCTGAAACTATAGACTTTATAAAAGATGATGATTAACCTGAAACGTAGGCTAATGGCGGAGAGAGAGGGATTCGAACCCTCGAAGGATTTTAGTCCTTACTCCCTTAGCAGGGGACGAGAATATATAAAAAACCCTTATTTTACAAGGCTTTTAGAGCAAGTCCATTCTTTCAGGAATCGTTTACATATCTTTATGTATGGTTATCGTATTTATTTATACCGCACAAAAACCGCACAGTGAAAGGCAAGACGCCACGTAAAGAAGAGAAAGAATGGTTGGATAAAATTTGTCAGGTAGGATGTATTGTGTGTTGGAAAGAAATGGATGTGTATTCACCGGCTGAACCACATCATATTGTGTCAGGGCCATTGAATCCAAGGGGTAGGAAAGACCATATGTTAACGATACCGTTATGTCCTGCACATCATCGTTTTAATTTAAATAATGATCAATGTGTTAGCAGACATTATTACAAAGCTGAGTTTGAAAAAAGATATGGAACTGAAGCTAAATTACTGGAAGAAACAAAAAAAATAGTCGAAAAGCTACATTAATTTGGCTTATTCTATTTAATAAGTTTGGTCAATAATATATAATGCGCTCAAATATCAAACGGACGTTGATATTATTAATTTCATCAAGAAATACCTTGGAAAAATTTCAAAATTTACTGCTCGCTAGTACAGTAAGTCTAGCACCTATCGTTGTTTTAATAGCTATCTCAGAAATCAGTATTGGTCTTGTCTAAACCGGCTTTGATCAATAAGCCTCTAGATATAACTTTAACTTCTTCTTGTTCTTCTTTGGTAAGTTTTTTACCTTGAAACGATTTTGTTAACGATTTGTTTTGCGCCATCACTGAATCCTTTTGGTTCTGCTTTGATACCTAAGCTTCTATATAAATATTGTTCGTAAAACCATAATATAGCCTGTGCATCTCTAGCTGTATTACCTGTTCTATCTGCTACATTATACACCCATTCCTGCATAAGTTTTCTTTCTGTATCGTTTCTGGGTGTGCTTACAGTGCCATCAGATCCTACATTACCCTCTAACAATTTTCCGGTATGTCTGTTATGTGCTTTGGTCATCCATAGATCTATAGTGACGTCTTCTACACCATGTAAGTTTGCTATAAATGCTCCA